ATCTGTTCCTGTTAATGTCAAATGCACCTTTTATCGGAAGGATGAGATTAGATGTGACCTTACAAACCTCTTGGAAGCCATTGATGATATTTTGGTTAAATACAAGATTCTGGCAGATGATAATTTTAAAGTGATAGCTGGTCATGATGGATCCAGAGTGTATGTTGACCGGGAACATCCAAGGACCGAAATTGAAATTACAAGCATGAGTGGAGGGAAATGATATGAAAACTGCAGATGATGTATTAACAGAATTGGCACCATATTTAAATGTAATGGAGCAAGCCTATCTCTTATTTCGGACAAATTTCTTAGAAGATGGTCAAGATGAAGAACAGGCAGACAGTTCAGCAAGTTTGGGTGCAGTTATGAGTGGACTTGCACTTTCACGAGGTTCAAGAGAAGTAAAGGAGCATATAGATAATATTTATGTTGCACAACAGAATTTTAGAATTTATATGAGTCTAAATCGTCTTATTAGAGCAGGAATGTTAAAAGCTGAAATTATTGGAGAAGATGAAAATGGATGGCCAAAATATAAATTATTAGAAGCACCAAAAGATAATTTCCCTTGTTGAGAGCCAAAACTTGCACTATTTAAGCACCTTCACTTCATTGTGAGGGTGCTTTTGTTTTTCGACAATTAAGTCGGAGGACAAATATATGAAAGAGTTTAAGAGTTTTTATAAGACTGTCGGTGGTGGAGAAGGTCAGAAATGCCATTATCCCACAAGGCTCGATACATACGGATGCGGATGTCAGCACGATTGCAGCTATTGTTATGCAAAATCATTACTTGATTTCCGTAAGCTCTGGAATCCAATAGATCCAAGTATTGCTGATATAAAAAAGATTAAAAGAACGATTGAAAAGAAGATCAAACCGGGATCCATTGTCCGTCTGGGTGGAATGACCGACTGTTTTCAGCCACTTGAAAAAACAGTAAAGAATACATATCACACGATAGAAGCTCTTAATAAAAAGAATGTAGGATATTTGATTGTCACTAAATCAGATATCGTGGCTGATGATGAATACATAGAGCTTATGGATAAGGATCTTGCTCATATCCAAATTACTGTCACAACTTTAGATGATCTGTTCTATCTTGAAAAAGAATATGAAAAGGCTGCATTGCCTTCAAATCGTATTGAAGCCATTAAAAAGCTTCAGAAAGAAGGCTTTGACGTTGCTATTCGTCTTTCACCTTTAATCGAAGAATATATGGATTTTGATAAGCTGAATTCTCTTGGGATAAATAAAGCAATAGTTGAATTTTTAAGATTTAACTCTTGGATTTCAAAATGGTTTGATGTGGATGATGAAGAATATACCATTTCAGAAGGTGGGTACAGGCATCTTCCGTTAGCCGAGAAGATAAGGATCTTGGGAAAGATACATATTCCGGTGATATCTGTCTGTGAAGACGTTCAGGGCCATTATGAATTCTGGAAGAAGCATTTCAATCCGGATCCTGATGATTGCTGCAATTTGAAAAAGTAAAAATCTGCATTATAATCATTAAAAGGAGGTATTCATATGGAAGAACACCGGAATCTTAATGAGGAATATTCAGAAATTGCGGCAAAAATCATTGAAGAAGAAGATAGTTTAATAAATATAGCTAACAGTCAGGCTACAATTCTTTATTTATCATCAGATAAGGAAAAGAAATCAAAGGATAAAATTATCTATGCAGAATGTGAGAAAGTTCAAGATAAACATAAATGGGCCATTCCTGCGGATTATACTATTACGGTATTTGAGCCTAATTGCTTTGGATTTACAAAAGAACAATTAAGGATTTTATTATTTCACGAATTATTACATATTGATATTGAGTTTAAAGAAGATGGTTCCGAGAGATATTCTGTTCGTGATCATGATTATGCTGATTTTAAGATCATTATTGACCGTTATGGTACAGATTGGAGCAAAGTATGAAGATCGAATTTAAAAAGATAGGCGATTTAAAACCTTATTCAAAGAATCCAAGGAAAAATGATGATGCGGTTGATTATGTAGCCAACAGTATTAAGGAATTTGGTTTTTTGGTTCCATGTGTTATTGATAACAAAAATGTTATCGTGGCAGGTCATACGAGATATAAGGCAGCCAAGAAACTTGGTATTGAAGATATCCCGGTAATTGTTGCGGATGATCTTACAGAAAAGCAGATTAACGCTTTCAGGCTCATTGACAATAAGACACAAGAATTATCTTCTTGGGATTACGGCAAGCTCATAGAAGAACTTAGGGACCTTGTAGATGATATAGATATGACACAGTTTGCTTTTGCACCAATAGGAGATGACAAAGAAGATGATAATATTATTGCTTCTCAGGATCTTGATGAAGGTGAAGAGCTGAGCCTTGATGATTTTTCTGATGAAACATTCAACTGCACTTGTCCTTGCTGCGGATTCAAATTTAATGATTGAGGTGGTCAATGAACAGATTTGATTGGAAATGGTATTTGAAGGACATTAAGCAGGATAAGCCTGTTAAGGTATTTACCACCTTTTCCTGTGGTGGCGGTTCGAGCATGGGATATAAAAGAGTAGGATTTGAAGTCATAGGAAATGTTGAGATCGATCCTAAGATCAATAAGATGTATTGCAAGAATCATCATCCTAAATACAATTTCAATATGGACCTCCGCAAGTTCAATGAGTTGGAAGAATTACCGGAAGAACTGATAGGAATTGATATTCTTGATGGTTCACCGCCTTGCACAACCTTCTCGACTGCAGGCCAAAGGGAAAAGTCATGGGGTAAGAAAAAGAAATTCAGAGAAGGACAGGCAGAACAGACACTTGATGATCTGTTTTTTGTATTTCTGGACACCGTTGCCAAATTGAAGCCGAAGATCGTTATTGCAGAAAATGTCGTTGGTCTTGTTAAAGGAAACGCAAAAGGCTATGTTAATCAGATCGTAAATAGATTTAGGGAACTTGGATATGAGGTTCAGATTTTCTCATTAAATTCAGCTTATATGGATGTTCCACAGGCAAGACACAGAGTTTTCTTTATTGCCAATAATCAGAATTATCTTAAACTGAAGCTGAATTTCAATTATGATCCTATTTTATTTGGTGATATCAGATCTGAGAATGGTGTTCATTTTAATACTGATGATGCATTATTCAATAAGCTATTGAAGGAAGCCAAACCATCAGATAAGAAGCTTGGGGACGTGGCCCAGAGAATGACCGGAGAGAAAAGCAAGTATTTTACCTGTATGATCTTACAGGATAACCTTGTGGCACCCACAATAACGAGTGGCGGATCCATAATGAGATTCTATGATAAGACACTCTGTTCAGATGAAGACTTCACAAATATTCAGAGTTTTCCGCAGGATTATGATTATTGTGGAAACAATGTTCAGTATGTAACAGGTATGAGTGTTCCACCTAATATGATGGCCAATATAGCACAGGAGGTTTACGATCAATGGCTGAAAAAATGAAGATAGTAATGAAGAAGATCAAGGATATTACTCCTTATATGAACAATCCAAGAAAAAATGATAAGGCCATTGATGCTGTTATGCACTCTATTGAGGAATTTGGATTTAAGAATCCAATAATAATAGATAAGGATGGAGTAATCATTTCCGGGCATACAAGAAGATTAGCTGCAATAAAGCTGGGTTTTCGTGAAGTGCCTTGTATTGTAGGCAGTCATTTAACAGAAGCACAGGTTAAGGCTTTCAGATTGGCTGATAACCGAGTTTCAGAAATTGCCGTTTGGGATGATGATCTTCTTAAAGAAGAAATGAAGAATGTTCTTGATATGGACCTTGATATTTATGGTTTCGAAATAGGCAGTATTGAAGATATTATGCAGGAAGAGGCAGGCATTAAGACACATAAATGTCCAAAGTGTGGAGCAGAATGGACTTCATAAGGAGTTTTTATTATGCCAAGAAAAAAGGAAGATAATTTCAAGGGAAAAGGTAAGGCTACTCAATTTCAAGCAGGCCAAGAACAGGCCAAAATTGCAAAAAAAGGCGGAATTGCTTCCGGGAAAGCAAGACGAGAGAAAGCCGACCTGAAGAAACAGATTCAAATCTTTCTCGAAAGTGAAGCAACAACTGATAAAAACGGCAATCCTTTGACCGGAGCAGAGCTGATGGTTAAGGTCGCTGTTAAGGAAATGACCAAAGGAAGTCCTAAATTTTGGGAGCTTCTTCGTGATACAGGTGGATTCAAGCCTGTTGATAAGGTTGTTATGGCCGAAGTAGATCAGGATGTAATTGATGAAGTTGAAGCTATGGTTTTAGGAACGGAGAAAAAGAATGATAAGAAAAATGAAACTTGAAATATGGTTAGCTAAGTCTAACGGTGGGGGGGGAATATTACCCTTGATTTGTTATATAAAGGCAAAACGCTTACAGAAATAGCAAAACAGATAGATAGAGATCAGGAAGAGATCTTCTATTATATGAACACAGGAGACACCAAGAAACAGCAGTGTTTCTGTTTTCAAGGTATGATGATAAGGAAAGCAGGAATACAAGCAATAAGGTTATCAGAGGCAGATTTTTGACAAGGGAACAGGCTATAAATTTTTTGAAAAAACACCCGG